GTACACATGTTGAACGGGATGACATATGCGGGGCCGGGGATGACGGCGCCAGCGGATGGGAATTTGCCGGGGGCGGAAGTGCATCCGGTGGTGGCCGCGGTGGTGGGGCCGAACTTTGAGGCGTTGGAGGAGGTGCGGCCGGAGTTGGTGAATGCGCTGCGCGAGCTTGTGCGGCAGTACCGGATGGAAGGGATTACGGCGCGGCGGCATGAGATCCGGCGAGTGCGGCAGGCGCGGTTGTTTTGGCAGGGGATGCAGTATGCGTGGTGGAATCCGAAGGACATGAACTGGCACATGCCGTTCGAGCAGAAGGCTTCGGATGACCGGACGCTGGAGGAGATGCCGCGGTATCAGTTTGTGACGAATTTTTACCAGGGATTTGGGTTGTCGTTTGTGGCGGTGCTTTCGCAGGACGTGCCTAGCGTTCGTTTTTACCCGCAGTCGGCGCAGTCGTTGATGGATATTGCGGCGGCTAAGGCGGCCAGCGACGTGGCGGAGTTGGTGGAGCGGAATAATCATGTAGAGGAGTTGCTGACGTCGATTGGATATTTTTTGTGGACGGATGGGAAGTTGGGCGCGTACGTGAGGTACGTGGCGGATGGGCAGAGGTTTGGATTTCGGGAGCAGGAGATTTTGGCGGGAGTGGAAGTGCCACTGGGGCCGGATGTTTGGGAGTGCGGGGAATGCGGATTGGAGAGCCCGGTCGTAGGCGATCAGCGGGCAGATAACAGCGAACTTGGGGAAGTGGCGAGTGACGAGTGGCGAGTGGCGAGTGAGGGAGAAGAAAAATCCGCACCCTCAAAACCGGAGGGTGCGGCACCCAATTACTTTACGTGTCCGGGGTGCGGGGCGGAGTTGGGGGAGAAGGATTTGCGGCGGGCGGAGCGGGTTACGGTGCCGCGGGTGGTGGAGACGCGGAGGGTGGCGAACGGGCAGGAAGTGATTTCGATTGCAGGCGGGCTGGAGTTGAATACGCCGGTGTGGGCGAATGAGATGCATGAGTTTCCGTACTTGCAGTGGCAGACGGAAGTGCACCGGGCGAAATTGAAGGCGGCGTATCCGCTGGCGGCGACCAAGATTGAGAGTTCGCCGGCGATGGATGCGGAGGATGTGTACGCGCGCGTATCGCGGATCAGCGTGGAGCAAGGGGTGCCGACGATTCATCCGGGCGATGCGTTGATGAATCTGATTACGTTTGACCGGACGTGGCTGCGGCCGTGGGCGTTTTATTCGGTGGAAGATGAGGATGTGCGGCGGGAGCTGCTGGCACTGTTTCCGGATGGCTGCTACGTGGCGTTTGCGGGCGACGCGTATTGCGAAGCGCGGAATGAAAGCATGGACGATCACTGGCGGGTGCTGCATGCGTTGCCAGGAGACGGGCAGAACCGGCCGAGCGTGGGGGATTCGCTGGTGCAGGTGCAGGAACGCTACAACGTGCTGAGCAACATGCAGGCGGAGACGTATGAGTACGGGATTCCGCCGATTTATGCGGACCCGCAGGTTTTGGATTTTGACGCGCTGGCGAATCAGGTGGCGGAGCCGGCGGCGCATTTTCCGGCGCGGGCGCGTCCTGGACAGCCGTTGGCGGCGGGATTTTTTCAGCCGGCGCCGGCGCAGGTGCCTCCGGACATGATCCGGCATCAGCAGGATTTGATTGGGCCGGTGGCGCAATTCTTGACCGGGCTGTTTCCCGCGGTGTTTGGCGGAAACATGGAGGATGTGAAGACGGCGAGCGGGTACGCGCTGGCGCGCGACCAGGCGCTGGGGCGGCTGGGATTGGTGTGGCGGAGGCTGAAACAGTTCTATGGCGACGTGATGCTGCTGGGAGTGGAGTCGTTTCGGAAGAACCGGCCGGAGGATGTGGATGTGCCGCTGCTGGGTCCGGACGGGATGCTGGACGCGCGGATGATTCGGGTGGCGGATTTGAAGGGAAATATTTGCGTGCATCCGGAGGCGGATGAGACTTTTCCGCGGTTGAAGTCGCAGCAGAGGGGCGTGCTGCAGCAATTGTTTGGGTTGAAGGATCCGTTGATCCAGGAGGCGATGGCCGATCCGGCGAATATCGGGTACATCAAGAATGTGCTGGGGCTGACGGAGCTGGTGGTGCCGGGGGAGGATTCGAGGAATAAGCAGTTGCGGGAGATACAGGTGTTGTTGGCGGGGGCGCCGATTGTGATCGAGGTGGCCAGTGGCCAGCGACCAGTGGCCAGTGAAGAGGGAGCGCCAGATGGTTCAACGGGAGGTCTAGGCGGAACGCGGGAGACGGGGCATGAGACACGCTCCGTGGTGCTGCCATCGGTGGCGGTGGATTTGTTGCTGGACAACCATGCGGTGGAGTTTGAGGAGTGCAAGCGGTGGGCGAATTCGGAGGTGGGGCAGAGCGCGCGGATGACGAATCCGGCGGGGTTTGCGAATGTGCGGGCGCATGCGGAGGCGCATTTGCGGGCGATGAGCGTGGCGCGGGCGCCGCAGGCTTAGGATTGCCAAAATTTCGGGGATGAGTTTTGGGATTTGTTGCGGCGCATGCGACGATGCTACGCCCTTTTGAGTGGAGTGTGCAGGTATGAGTGGGAATGATCCATTGATGATCGAGGATGTTGGCGCGGGCGCTGGGCGGGACGTGTTTGCGCTGACGGATGAGCAGATTTTGGGGATGGAGGGGGAAGAGACCGGCGGGGATGAAGGGAATGATGCGCGCATTGCGGACGAGGGCGAGCGTGGTTCGCGCAAGGAAAACCGCCGGCATGAGGATGACGGCCGAGGCGCGGACGGGGAAAACGGCGCTCGTGAAGGCAGCAACCGTGAAGACGCTAGGGAAACCCTCAGGCCTGAAGGCCTGAGCTACAGGGAGCCGCCGGGGTGGTTGGCGCGGGAGATGAAGGATCCGTGGGTGGGGGATGAGGCGCGGGAGTTGTGGGAGGGAGTGCAGAAGGCGGAGCGTGAGGCGGCGGCTTACCGGGAGGCGTTTGGTTCGCCGGAGGATGCGCGGACGCTGAAGGAGATTTATCCGGGAGGAGTGGCGGAGGCGAAAGGAGCGGCGGAGCGGGCTCGAGAGTTGGCGGAGATTGATGCGGTGTTTTTTGGGGCGGCGGGGAAGCCGGCGGAGGAGTTGCGGGCTGGGCGAGTGGCGCTGGTGGAAAAGTTGTACGCGCAGGATCCGGGGGCGTTTCGGGAGATGGTGGAGGCGGGGGTGCGGATTTTGGGGAAAGTGCCCAGCGGCCAGCGACCGGTGGCCGGTGAAGAGGGAACTGCGTTATCGCATGATGTGACGAATGAGCCTGGAGCTTTGCGGAGTGCAATCGGCAGATCAGGGAACACCGAAGGGGCGCGGGCATCGGGGAACAGTGGTGCGCAGACGGACGGGAAAGGCGCACAGCCAGAAATGGCTGTGCCCCAGGAAGTGGTTGGACGGTATCGGGAGTTTGAGCGGGCTACGAATTTAGAGTTGGAGAAGAGTGTGGGTGGGGCGATTGCTCGGGCGATGGAGGCGGCGCTGCCGAATTTGCGGCAAGTTGGTTCGGAGGGGCAGGTGCTGCCCTTGCAGGAACGGCTGCGCGGGGCAGTGAGGGAAGAGGTGGAGACGGCTCTGAGGAGTGATGCTTCGTTGGGAGAGCAGGTGGCTCGAGTATTGAGTGGGCGGCGATTTGATGAGGCGGCGCGGGCGCAGGTGGTGCGGCTGATTGATGCGCGGGCGCAGCAGTTGGTGCCGGGAGCGGTGCGGAAGGTAGTGGGATCGTGGACCGCGGCTACCTTGGGCGGTCGGAGGAGAGAGTCGGGGATGGAGAGTTCAGGGCGTGGGGAGTTGGAGCGGCGAACTGATGGGGCGGGGAATTCTTCGCGAGCTAGAACGAGTGGCGAACAGGTGGCCGGGCGGAATGAGAGAGCGGCGGGGAATTCGACCGAAAAGAGTTTTTCGCGGGGGCGGGTGGATTACCGGAAGGTTAGCGATGAGCAGATTTTGGGGATGTGAGGGGGAAGAAAGTAATCAGTAATCAGCAATCGGGAAGAAGGTGGCGGCGCGAGTGGGTTTCGCGCCGTTATTTTTTTGGCGCGATCAGAAGAAGGAACGGATTTAACAGAGAGGGCACAAAGGTCACGGAGAAGAGTTGGCTGGCTGGGCTGAAGCCCAGCGCCTACAGGGATTTCGGATAGTACAACTTAAGGAGAGAAAAACCATATGACAGCACAAGCGAACGCGAATGTCATCGCGTTGCAGCTCGAGAAGGTGCGCGACAAAGTGCCCCTGCTCTATGAGCGCGACGACATTCTATTAACGATGATCCAGCAGCGGGGAGACATCGAGAGGATATCCAGCCGGAACATGCGGCTGCCGCTGCAGGTGAATCCCGGGGGCAAGGCCGGATCTTACAACGCGGACGGCGGCGACTTGGGACGGGGATCGGGAACTCAGTATGACGTGGCGCAGGTTTCGCCGATCTTTTACCGGTTCGCGATTGAAATCACGAAGCTGGTGGAATACGCGACGAACGGGAAAGAGCGGTCGGTTGAGAATGCGGCGAAGCGCGAAGTGGCCAACGGGATGAAGCAGTTCCGCGCGTTCCTGGACAAGCTGATGCAGACGGCGGGGAACGGCGTGCTGGGAACGATCAGCAACGTTTCGGGAACCACGTTCACGATGACGGTTCCGTCGGGCGCGGCGCTGGTCTACCCGGGGCAGACGATCCAGATTTACGACACCACGCTGACGACGAACCGCAACGTGGCGGCGAGCGTTACGACGACGGTGATGACAGCGGATCCGATTACCACGCAGCAGATCACGGTGGACAACGTGCCGACGGGAACCTGGTTGAACCTGAACCGTGCGACGTATCCGATCCTGTTGCAGACGCCGCGCGTGAATGCGGGAAATGCGGCGCTGACGCCGGCGAACGTGCGGCTGGCGATCAACAAGGTGAGGAAGGCGCTGGGCATCAATCACCTGACCAAGCTGATCGCGTACATGGCCGTGGAACAGGAACACGCGTGGGAAAACCTGGGGATCACGGTGAGCCAGATCATCAAGGAAGGCGGCGGTGGCGGCGGGAACGATTTGGATTTGCTGTTCACGGGGCGCAAGACGATGAGCGGGATTCCGATCAAGTCCAGCGTGAACGCGGACCAGACGCGCGTGGATTTTCTGGATTTGTCGCACTGGGGAAGGGCCGTGTTGAAGGACATTGATTTTTACGAGGTCAATGGGAACACGGTGTTTCCGATTTACGGGGCGAGCGGCGGGATTGCGGCCAGCTATATCTTTTATTTTGATACGGCATTTCAGTTGTGGTCGGACAGTCCGCGGAGCGGGGCGTATATCGATACGCTGGCGCGGCCGGCGGGGTACTAGGGACGGGAGGTAAAGGAGGCATAGGAAGTAGAGGAGGTAAAGGATTCGGAAGCGGCCGTATTTCGGTGCGCGATTCCGTTCCTTTACTTCCTTAACATCCTCAACTTCCTTTACCTCAATTTTCCGAACAGCATGATCCAAGTGATTCGAGAGACGCATGAGACGCCGGAGAACGTGGCGCGGCGATTGTTGGTGGCTGGAGGAGTGAACCGGTATGGCGAGGCGAATTACCGGGTGGTTTGGGGATGGAATCGGCTGGGATGGATTGGCGGGAAGTTTGAGGACCGCGATGAGCGCGGGGATTTGATTCGGGAAGTGGTGGAGCTGCGGCAGGAGCCGAAGTATCCGCAGGTGAACCGGTGGCATGTGGAGCGGTGGGTGCCTGCGGAGGCTTATGGATCGCCGCGGGCGTGGTATGCGCAGACGATGGAGCGAGCGGATGGAGTTAGCGCGGCGGCGCTGGGACCTTATCCGGAGCGCGGGGAGTATGAGCATTGTTTTGCGTTGCAGGGGCCGGGCGGGGAGTTTGTGCAGTTGACGCCTACGATTGTGGAGCATGTGGCGCGGGCGATTGAGTGGGCGCGGGGAAGGGATCCGGCGGGGCAGCGGGCGGGGTTGTATGAGAGGGAAGCGCGGGCGGAACGGGCTTATGAAGAGTGGGCGTTTGAGGTGATGGGAGACGGGGCGCGGGCGCCGATGGTGAACGTGAGGTAAAGGAGGGTAAGGAAGTAAAGGAGGTAAAGGATTCGGAAAGCGAGCAGGCTCGCTCGGCGGATTTGGCCGCACGCCAAGATGATTGGACGGCTTAATTAGGCAGAGATACCGCAGAGAACGCAGACTATTGAAGAGAAAGACGACGGAGTGGGAATGAGAGAGAGTCGCGTTGAGGTTTGGTTAAAGGGGATGGTGGCGGCGGGGATTAGCGGGGCGGCGGGCGGGGTGATGACCGGGTTGGCGGCGGTGGGGATCGATCCGGGACATTTCAATTTGCAGGCGGGGATGGGAGCGACGGTGCGGATTGGTGGGGCGGCGGCGTTGATTAACGCGGTGATTGGGGTGGCGGCGTATTTGCAGAAGTCGCCGTTGCCTGGGGAGTGACTGGTGACTAGTGATTAGTGACTGGTGGTAGGAAAAACCCGCACCCTTAAAAACGAAGGGTGCGGCACCCACATTTTCAAGAGCGGAGAGCGGAGGGGGCGGGGAATATGCCAGTTGTTGGATCGAGTGCTTATAACACGGCGGGGCAGATTACTTCGCTGGTGAGGTCGCTGCTGAATGATGCGGCGGGGAATTTGTTTACGGATACGGTGCTGCTGCCGTACCTGAATTCGGCGTATCGCAAGGTGCAGCGGGCGATCGGGAATGCCGGCGGGGGCGGGTTTATCCAGGACGATGCGCTGCTGGTGGTGGCGGCGGTGGCGGGGCAGGACGCTTCGCTGCAAGTGTGCATCAGCGACGCGACGGCGCCGCCGAATCAGTTGCCGACGGATCTGCTGGTGCCGCTGAAACTTTGGGAGCGGCCGAATTTGTCGACGCAGGAATTCGACGAGATGGTGGATTTGACTCGGCATGGCGGGCTGCCTTCGCGCGAGCAGGACGTGGTGCTGAGCGTTTGGGAGTGGCGCGCGGATGGATTGTGGTTTTTGGGAGCGACGCAAGATACGCAGATTCGCTTGCGGTATATGAAGGCGTATCCGGATTTTACGGATTCGACTTCACCGGTGCTGGTGCGGAACGCGCAGGAAGCGCTGGCTTATGCGACGGCGGCGGGGGCGGCCTGGGCGCGCGGGAGCCCGTTGGCGGAGAAGTGGGATGATGCGGCGGCGGATGCGATTGAGGATTTGGTGGTGGCGGCGGTGAAGAGGGAGCAGCAGAGCGGGCGGCGCCGGCGGCCGTATTCGGCGCGGTCGGGGTATACATCGTTTTGAGGCGGGGAAGGTAAGGAGGTTGAGGAGGTAAAGGAAGTGAAGGATGAACGGAGCTGCGTCTAGAGCGGTAGGGCTCTTTTCCATTACCTCATTTATCACCTTGCCTTCCTTTGCTTCATTTTGGCTTGGACTGATTGAGAGGAGAGAAGAGCATGGCAATTACGATTACGCTGCTGCCGAATAATGTGGACAGCAGCGCTAGCAATTTTGTTTATGCGGTGGCTACGTTGGCGTTTTCGGGAAATTATGTGACGGGTGGGGATACGCTGGATTTCACGCAGATTACGAACGTGTTGCCTTCGGACACGATTGTGCAGGCGTTCGCCGAGAGTCAGAACGGGAACAACGGGTATTACATTCCGGTGCAGGGAACTGCGTTGAATAACTGGAAGTTGAAGGCGTTTGTTGGCGGTGGGACGGAGATTGGAGCGGGGGCGTATCCGGGGGGCGTGACCGGAGACATCGTCCAGCTGAGCATCACGGCGCGGAAGTTGTTGTAAGGGAAAGAAATTAAGAAACAAAATTGATTAGTGGTTGGTTTCGTTCGTTTTGGTTTGGCAACGATGCTTCGGATCGGCCAAAACCCCGCACCCTTAAAAGCGAAGGGTGCGGCACCCAGCTGGAGAACCCCAAGAGCACAGCCAGGAATGGCTGTGCTACAGGTACAGGACTGAAATCGACATGATACGATCAAAAATGCGTATGGGGATTTTGTGGATTATTGTGGCGATGACGCTGCACTTGTTGCCGGGCGGAGTTGGTCCGGTGCGGGGGCAGGGGTCGCGCAAAGACGACATTGTGTTTAACACGCGCGGAGTGCCGCTGGCCGGTGCGACAGTGCGGGTGTGCGCGATGCCGGCGAGCGGGCAGCCGTGTGCGCCGCTGGCGCTGATTTATTCGGATCCGCAGTTGACGCAGGCCCTGGCGAATCCGACGACGACGGATGGATTGGGCAACTATTCGTTCTATGCGGCGCCGGGGAAGTATGAGATTGAGATCAGCGGACCGGGGATTACAACCAAACAACTGCCGAACGTGATTTTGCCGAGCGATCCGTCTTCGCCAAGCTTCAGTAGCATCAATTCCAGCGGAGGAATCAACGCGTTTTCACTGAGCTTGACGGGCAACCTGACGGTGAACGGCAGCACCAGCGTGATCGGCAACCTGGCGAGTGGGACGCTGACACTCTCGAATCAGGGAACGCCGCCGGGCGCGGCAAGCAGCGGCACGGTGAATTTGTACACGAAGACGGCGGACAAGCGGCTGTACTACAAGGACGAGAAGGGAACCGAGATTGGGCCGATTGCCAGCGCGAGCGGGGCGCAAACAAACCAGCCGAATACCTTTACGGCGCCGCAAAATATCGATGCCGATTTCCACACCAAGGGGCCGAATCCTTGGTTGGATGTGACGCGGTTCGGCGGATATATCGGGCCGATCTTCAGCACGAATGCGACGACTTGCTCGATCAGCGCAAGTTCGACGGCGGCATCGTGCGCTTCGCCGTCAGACTTTGCGAATGGCCACGGCATCTTGATATTGGGAGCGGGGCCGGCGCCAGCGATTGCGACGCCGCAGGCGCCCACGGTGACGCCGCTGTTTCAGGTGGGCTCGACGACGCGGAATTACTGTGTGGCCGATCGCGATTGGGCGGAAGGATTGACGCCCTGCGGCGCGGCGGGATCGACGAGCGTTGCGCCGGCGTCGCTGGCGTTGCAGACGTATTCGATTTCGAGCTGGTCGTTCAGCAACGGGGCGTTCACGGTGACGACTTCTTCGCCGCATAACATGCCGACGACGAGTTCCGGCATCCAGAGCGAGCCCTACTCGCAGATCGAGGTTCAGTCCGGCACGACCAATAACGGACAATGCGAAGGCGCATTTTCGCTAACCGCTGTTCCCAGCGCGACAACTTTTCAGTTCATGCGAAATGAGTTAACCGCCGCCGGAGGTGCGAGCCCGGCGTGTACCGGCGGAATTATGCGAATCCAGCCGAGGATCATGCTGAAGTGGGACTCGCATTACACGTACAGCGTGCAATCGGCGACCTGTTCAGGCGGAAATGCTACCGTAACCGTTTCGCCGGGAATTTATGGACCGACGGGACAAGCGGCTTCCACCTGGGTGGTGCCGTGGCTGGTGAAGGCCATTTTCTCTGGGATTTCCGACACACATTACAACGGCTCCTTTGCGATTGCGCAATATACGCCAACGGGAACGGCTCCCAATGCGGTGCAGTACGGGTTGGGAAGCTGCACCGGTGTGTCAAACGTCGGGGCCGGCGGAACGATGACGCTGGTACCCGGCAAAGCGGTGAAGAATCACCTGATTTATGAGTGCACGGGGGGCTCCTGCGCGCTTCCGGCGAATGCGGCGAACTATTCGCTGGTGGGCGTAGCCACCGGCACCGATGGGTATTTCGTGGACAAGGGCTACGGCGTCCCCGTGGCGACGATTGACATGGGCGACGCGCCCGCGACCGCTCCCACCTCGGCGATCAATGAGTACCTGGATACGACGATTACCGCGGGTGGCGGCACAACTTCGCTGACATTGGCGAAAGCGGCCACCAACACGGTATCGAGCGCGAAGGCGTTTCACGATAACGTGCCGAATCTGCTGGCGGCATGCGCGGCGCTCCCGCAGAACAGCACGGGCCAGAACAGCGGGCACATTGTCATCCCCGCGGCCACGTCCATTTACCAGTATTTCCCGATCGCCGGAAATTTCGACATGGCGGGAAATTTTGGGCAATCTCCACGGAATTGTAGTGGTGTGGTGCTGGATTTCCGAACGACGGTTTTCCAGTTGGGAACCATTCTGCTAAGCGGCGGGATTATCTCCGACCAAGGCTCGACAAATTGTCAGGCGTCGTTTTATTCGGCTGGTCCGGCGCTGGCCTGCTTTCAGGGGTATGCGTACCCGATGGTGTACACGGAACCGGAACAGGCCGGGGCAAGTTACATGCAAAATGTGGTTTTTGCCCCCAATCAGAACTATCAGAGTGGGTTCTACTTTGACGAGCAATTGAACGGCGATGGGAATAGCGGTTTCCGGTTTGAGAATGTCCACGTCAATGGCGGTACAAACTCCTATCCTGTGGTAGACAAAGCCGGATTTGGCCGCTTCTGGAATTTTGGCGGATGGAGCACGCAACCAGGAAACTTCGCCACCGGCCGCGACTACACCCTCACCTACAATTGCGGCTCACCCAATTATCAGCCACAGACGCCTCCGTTCTTGCCATACATATTCACCACCAACCAGACATATTCGTTTGGGACATTCACCGTTGACAGTTGCGGCCTGTCCAACGGCGGATTTGGTAACAACGTGGTGTTCAACCAGGTGCTGACGGAGAACACCTCCGGTCCGGCGTTTAAGGTGAACACGTTTCCGTATGGGCTTGGGGGAATAACCTTCAACCAGGGATCGTATGCGGACTTCACCGGCGGATCGGCAACTCCTTATTTTGACGTGACGAACGCAACGGTGTCCGGGGCCGAGTTCAACTACATCCTGTGCGCAACCAGCCAGCAGCCGCTGCTGCAGACGGGAGCGCTATCGACCGCATATTCCGGAATTAACGTGAAGGGCAATGGATGTACGGGCGGGATCGGTGCGGTGAACTATCGCCTGGACAATGCTCCGAGCAATATCGGCATCGTCAGTGGCTACAATACGCAGTTGAATTCAGGTTCGCAGGTATTTTCTCCGATGAATTACCCAGGGAACTTTCAAAGCGTGACGGCGGTGAGCGGGACCGGGCTGCCGCCCGGGACATATACGTATTGCGCGCTGGCGCAAGACCCGTTCGGGGGGCTAACGGCGATGAATTTGCCTGCGTGCACGCAGGTGACCACTACCACCGGGAGCCAGTCGGTGCAGTTGGTGATGCCCGCCAGTTTTCCCGGAGGGGCGTCAGGGCTGGTGATCTTTGACGCGACCACGGGGCACTTTGTGAATTACAACAGTTGTCTTTCGCCCCAGGTGGCGACACCGGGATCGACGGTGACGCTGACATCGACGTTTGAAGGTTGCGGGTACGGGAATCCGTACCAGACTTCGGCGGTGCAGAGTTATATCAGCACATCGAACGGGATCGGGGGTCCCAAGGTTCAGATTAATGGAGAGATTCTGAATTCTGCGCCGCGTTCGGAACAAAATATATTTTTGCCGGGGGCGCTGAGCTCGACGTGGACGGGATCGACGTGGACGCTGGACCACGCGCTCACGGTAACGCGCATGCAGGTGCAGGCGAAGACGGCGCCGGCGGGATGCGCGACGAACGCGGTGGTGCGATTGACGGATGGAACGACGCCAGTGAATCTGACAGTCGCGGCGGCGGGGAACGATTCGGGAGCGATGGCGCAGAATTATGCCGCTGGGGCGGCGCTGACGGTGAGCGTGCAGACGGCGGCAGCGGGGTGCACTACCACGCCGGCGGATGCGAATGTGACGATACAGTATCGGATGCAGTGAGGTTTGGCGGGGAAGATTGCGCTCGATTGATGGTTGGTGGGCCCGAGGCGTCCGTAAAGCGGAAGCTGAGCTTCCGCACTCCACAGGAAGATTTCAGACTGAAAATTGAGAGGGTGAGAATGAATAAGCAAAGCGACGTGGTGTCGTTGGTGAATATCTCCGCGCAGAAGTGGCCGCCGAGGAATCGGACGTATTTTGGGTCGTTGACGATTGCTTCGCCGGAGGCCGGGGCGGTGTATGCGGTGACGCCGGTGCGCGGGTGCAGCAGCGTGATGGACTTGGGCGACCGAAGGACGATGGAGATTCGCCTGACCGCGCAGGAGATTGCCGAGGACCTGGTGCGAGAGATCAACGGGGATTCGGGCGAGGGAAGTTATCACGGGGTGTTTGTGGCCGCGGGGCTGGAGCCGACGGAAGAGGAGTTGGCTGCTGCGCGGAAGAAACTGGAGGCGTTTCAGCGGCGGCTGGTGGAGGCGGCGGACCTGGAGTGGGAGAGGTCGCACAACCTGATGTTCATTACGGATTTGGAGCGGAGGGCGGCGCGGGAGTTGGGGTTGGAGAAGCCGTGGTTGTATGACCCGAAGCCGATGGCGGATTGCCCGGCGTGTGGGGAGAAGATCAAGCCGGGAGTGGCGGTTTGCCGGACGTGCGGGGCGATATTGGATCGGGAGAAAGCGGCGAAGTTTGGTTTGGCGGAGAGGGAAGAGGGGCGTGGAGTTGAGACGCCAACGCGCGTTGAGAAGGTGTTGGAAAGAGGGAAGAGGAAATAAAAAGGGCGGCTAGGATGCCGCCCTGGGAAAAGAAAACGTGCACTGGGCACGCCCGAGAAGCAATTCGAGAATAGCAAAAAGCTTGTTGGAGCGCTTTTGGATTTGGTGTCGTGCTCGTGTGGGCGCTGAGGGCCTTCGCACATCCTTGTCGGATGTGCTCAGGATGACCGGCGTTTGGGCTGGTGGCGAAAGTTTGATTTGGTGAGTTTGGTTGTGCGGCCAAAAGCGGAAGCTGAGCTTCCGTACTCCAAAGGGTGTGATGGCGTATGTCGACGATTGGGTCATTGGATGCGCCGATTGAGATTTTTGGCGGGCTGGTGAGCGATATGGCGCCAGCGGATCTGCCGCATGGGGTGTCGCCGGATTGCCAGGACGTGGTGTTCAGCAGCGGTGGCGTGGCGACTCGGCCGGGGCTGCAGGCGCTGTTCGGGCCGCTGGCGGGAAATCCAACGGTGAATTATGTGAAGAGCTACATCACGCCGAACGAGACGCTGCGGACGATGGCGCAGGACGCGAATGGGAATCTATACAAGGAAACGACGCCGGGGAGTTTGACGCAGATTGCCAGCGGGCTGACGCCGAATGCTTTCATAAATTCGACGACACTGTTTGGACGCGAGTATCTGGCGACCAGCGACGGAATGACCGGGAACGATTTGCCGCGGCAGTATGACGACACAAATCTGGATCGCGTGAGCCAGGGCGGGCCGGGAGCGGGGCCGAGCGTGGTGGATGAGAACGCGATCGTGGGGATTGTGGCGAGTCCCAGCGGCGCGACACAGCCGGCAGCGGTGGGGATTGTGGCCAGCCCGAACGGAGCGAGCGAGAACGGATACCTGGTGACGATCACGACGAGCGCGGCGCATGGATTGAGCGCGGGACAGACGGTGACGGTTGCCGGCGTGGGGGTGAGCGGATACGACGGAACTTTTCCGCTGGTTAGCGTGCTGAGCTCGACTCAGTTTACTTATATTGCCGGCGCTACGGGCCTGGCGAATTCTGGCGGAGGAACCTCGGCTTCGGCGACGGTGACGATTCAGACGACGGCGGCGCACGGGTTGAGCGCGGGGCAGTTGGTGACGATCAACGGCGTGGGTATCGCGGGCTATAACGGGACTTTCAGCGTGGCGAGCGTGATTGACGCGACGCATTTTACGTTTTATGCGGCGAGCGGGAGCCTGGCGGCTTCGGGCGGGGGAACCGCCGCGGCAGCGGGAAACGTCGACCAGGGCGTGCACCAATGTTGCGTGGTCTTTCAGACGCGGCAGGGATATTTGACGGCGCCGGGGCCCGCGACGAGTTGGACGGCGAGCGGGGGAATGCGCGCGGTGGTGACGAACATCCCGACGGGGCCGTCGAACGTGGTGGGGCGGATTTTGTGCTTTACGGGGGCGGGCGGGGCGAGTTATTTCTACGTGGGCGGCGGCGGGACGCTGTTCAGCGGGAATATGATCATCGGAGATAACAGCACGACTTCGGTGGTGGTGGATTTTTCGGATGCGATTTTGCTGGCGGGAACGAACGTAGACGACATGTTTCGCCTGATTGAGCTGGGCGATTGCGCGGGAGTGATCGGGTATTCGGAACGGCTGTTCTGGTGGGGCGAGCGAAACAGAATGGCGAATTGGGTGAACCTGGGATTCGATGGTGGGTTCACGGGGCCGTCGCTGCCGCACTATCCGCTGGGATGGACGCCCGACGCGACGTTCGCGCCGGGTGGAACGGATGAAGAGATCTTCGCGGTGTGGGGCGCGGCGTATTCGATTGTGGGGAATGGAACGACAGCGACGCGCGGGCTGATGACGCAGGGCGCGGTGCAGGATTCCCTGGGTGCGCAGCGGATTCAGGCGAACACGGATTATACGGTTCGAGCGCGCTGTGCGCGGAATTCAACGCTGGTGCAGGGGACGCTGCACGTGCATCTGTACAGCGCAAGCGGCGGAATCAATACGACGGGATTGCAACTGACCGCGACACAGTTGACGACGAGTTACGTGGAGTACAACGCGGAGCTGACGGCGCCACAGAGCGTGATTCCAAGCGACCTTGTGCTGCGGGTATATGCCGATGGAACGCCGAAGTCGAACGGGCAATTTTACGTGGACTCAATCGAGATTTATCCGACGGCGATGCCCGTGAATGCTTCGCTGGTGCGAGCGAGCCGCGTGGAAGATCCCGAGAGCTATGACGGGATCGACGGGATGCTGAGCGTGGCGGAAAACAACGGGCAAGCCATCCGCGCGGCGTTTATGCTGCGTGAGCGGCTGTACTTTGTGAAGGAGCATTCGCTGCACGTTACGCAGGACGACGGGACGAACGAGCCGGCGCTATGGGCGATATCGGAAGTTTCGCGGCGGGTGGGGACGCCATCGGTGCGCGGCGTGGGATTTGGGGAAGATTGGGTGGTGATCGCGCACCGGACAGGGCTTTATATTTTCGCGGGCGGCGAGCCGGTGAAGATTTCGCAGGAAATTCAGCCGACGTGGAATCAGATCAACTGGCAGTACGCGCAAACGCTGTGGGTGACGGTGGACACCAAGGAGCGGCGGATATATGTAGGCGCACCGTTTGGGAGCGCGACCTCGCCGAATCGCGTGTTGATGCTGGATTATCACGATTTGGATTCGGTATCGGATATTGAATCGCGGCCGCCGGTGAATATCACTTACACTGGGCGGAAAACGGCTACGGATAATTCGCGGAAGTGGTCGCCGTGGTCGATTGCGGCGAATTGCTGCGCGCTGATCGAGCGGCAGAATGGAACGGCGGTGGCGGCGTTTGGCGGCGGGCTGCCAGGAGTGGGCGGCGGGGCGACGGGAAAGATTTATCAGCTGAGCGATACGCAATATTCGGATGACGGGACGGCGATTCCGAGTTACTACACGACGCACTTTTTCCCGGAGCGGGCGGTGGAGGCCTCGCTGGGATTGGGAGCGCACCGGAAATTGTTCAGCTATTTGACGATGTATGTGGAAGGCGCGGGGAATCTGGCGTTGACGAGTTTTGTGGATTCTGAGAGTGCGGCCACGGTGCAGCAGCCGCTGGGGATGAGTTCGCCAGGGCTGGAGGATTTGGAATTGCCGATCAACGTGCTGGGGGAGCGGGTGGCATTTCAGGTGGGGACGAATCAGGCGGGAGCGTGGTTTAAGTTGCAGAGGTTTGTTCCGTCGGTGCGGGTGGATCCTTGGGCGCCGGTGCGGGGGATGAATTGAGCTGACGGATGGGCGCAGCGGTGGGGAAAGCTTGAGAGTGCTGGGTGGCCGGTCTAAAGACCGGCCACTACATTTTTGGGAGGGGGAAATTATGGCGAGTTATTCAAATTTGGTGCTGCCTGTGTCGGTGGGATTTGGGGATAGCGCGTCGGTGATTGCTTCGACGGATGCGGTTTTTCCGGCGCCGTTCAAGAGCGCGCAGGTGGCGCTGGCGCCGGCGTTCAGCAGCGGGAAGATCCGGGCGGCGGTGGAGATTGTGTGGAGCGGCGCGCCGGGGGCGATTTCCGTGCAACTGCAGACCGCGGACACGGATATTGACGCGGCGTACATTCAGGAAGGCGCGGCGATCACGAGTGTGAACGCGGGAAATGTGACGCGGGCGGAGTTTCCGGATGTGGTGGCGAAGTTTGCGCGGATTTATATCGCGACACTTCCGAACAACGTTAGCGCCACTGCGAAGATCAGCTCGTAAGAGAGAAAGATTTAACACAGAGCACACTGAGGCGGAGCGCAGAGTTCACAGAGAAGAGGAAGAGATGCTCACGGTGGCGCAACTGGCACCTCTGAAGTCGCAGGATCCGTATTTGTACGAGACGCTGGTGAAGATTGTGTCGGCGGTGAATGCGACGAGCGCGAATGCGGGAGTGGATCCGGCGAATCCTTCGCCGGCGCCGCCGGCGGTTGCGGCGTTGCAGGTGCAGGCGGCGAATGGATGGTTTGACCTGGCGATTACGGACCCGGCGGTGACGCGGCCGGGTCTTTTTTATTTTGCGGAGTCGGATGTGACGCCAGCGTTTTCCGCGCCGCGAGTGTATTTTCTGGGGGCATCGCGGAATTTGTACGTGCAGTTGGGGAATCAGACGCTGTACTGGCGGGCGTATTCGCAGTATGTGGGCTCGCTGGCGTCGGCGCCGGTGACGTTTGGATCGCCGGCGACGGCGGTGACGGGCGGGGGAACGTCGGGTCCGGCGCCGCTGCCATCGAGCGGGAGCGGGGCGCTGCCGAACGGATTGTTACGCGGAGGAAATGGATTTGGGGTGGTGCCGGGAGCGCGGGTGGTGAAGCAGACTTTGTTGTGAGGGCGCGGAGGTTGGCAGAACGTATTCAGTAATCGGTAATCAGTTATCGGAAAGAAGCGAGCAGATAACAGCGCGCAGGAAGCAAGAGTTGCGTGGACTGTGGATTGGCGATGGAAATTCGCGCGTATGAAGAGAAGGACCTCGAAGCGCTGAAGGCGATTCATGGGCGGCAAGGGTTTGGGTACTCGTTTCCGGATTTGGGCGATCCGCTGTTTTTGACCAAATTGGTTTTGGGAAGGGAAGAGGGCGGGAAGGGAATTGCCGGGGCTGCCCTGCTGCGACTGACGGCGGAGGCGTATCTGCTGCTCGATCCGGAGGCGGGTTCGCCGGGGGAAAAATGGCAGTGGCTGCTGGGATTGCATGAGTCTACGCGGCGCGATGCGTTGGCGCGCGGATTGGAAGATGTGCATGCGTGGCTGCCGCCGGAGATTGCCGGGAAATTCGGGCGGAGGTTGGCGCGATTGGGTTGGGTTCGGGACGACGGGTGGACACCTTACTGCAGAAGGTTGAGGTAAATGAGGTAAAGGAGGTTAAGGAAGTAAAGGATCGGAGGGGGCGATCGGTGTCGCTGGTGGTTTATTTCCTTTACCTCATTTACTTCCTTCGCTTCCTTTACATCTTTTTTTGTTTGCGGCTGGAAGAGGCGCTGGCGTAAAAGCCAGCGCTACATTTGTTTGGAGGGCGGAATTATGGGACGGGGATCGGAAGCGCAGACGCAGGCGATGACGGATCAGCAGCTGCAGCAGACGAACGCGCTGAACCAGCAGTTGCTGGGACAGCAGCAATCGGTGGGAAATTTGCTGACGCCGCAGTACCAGAGCATGTTGAACAATCCGGGCTACAGCGCGGCGGACAAGGCGGCGATTACCGGGCAGTCGCAGGGGGCGCTGGCCAGCGCGTTTGATTCGCTGCAGCAATCGGCGGCGAACCGCGTGGCGCGCACGGGAAACTCGGCGGGGTTCAGCGAGCTGACGGATGACCTGGCGCGGCAGAAGGGAATTGCGGAAGGGAACCTGGCGCAACAGAACCAGTTGAACTTCAGCAATACGGCGTATCAGCGGCAGATGGCGGCGCTGCAGGGGCTTTCCGGATTGTACGGCGTGGATACAAACCTGTTGGGGAGAACGCTGGGGATTCCTTCGCAGCTCTTGAATGTCAGTGCGAACGCTTCGCGGCCGAGCGGATTTTTCTCGACGCTGGGGTCGAGCCTGGGCGGGACGTTGGGCGGAATAGCCGGATTGTTTTTGTAG